AATACGGCCAATGGATCAAAGACTAATATTAAACATATGATAATAAACCTTACTGCTCTATCTAGGTTACCATCATCAGCATCACCAAATAATATCTCGGCAACATACTTAAATGGCCCTACCTCTTTGTCTATGGCCAATTGGTCTTTGTCGTATTTAAGTTTTTGATTTGATAAATCTGTAATCTTTTTAGATGAATTGGCAATAATATTATTAACTCTATTTCTTTCAGTGGTTTGTTTCTGTCTTTCTATAAGACCCTTATCGGCGTCTTTATCTATAACTTTATCTAATGCTGTATCTAATTGGTCTATAATCTTCTGAGCACCAGTAATTGCTTTCTTTTCTGAATCTATCTGTCTTTCAATATTCTTTACAAGTAATCTATTACCTGTATTTGGTGCCGCTGTATCTAAATGTGCCTTTGATAAAAAACCAAAGATACCTATTGAAGTAATAAACATTAACATCAATACAGACGATAATAGATAGGCTCTTATAGATTGTGGTAATAAATCTAAATTCCAATTACGATATAACCAAGACACTGTTACCAGTTTGGCTATCTCTAATGTAACTCCCATTGTAATGACTGCCCAATAGGCACCAGCAAACAATGCTGCTAGTCCTAGTATAGAATAATAAGCTCCTACAACGGATACGGCAATACCTGATATGAAAAGTAATATCGTTAAAATCATTTAATTATTTGTCTAGTCTATCTAGCTCTTCTAATGTAGGTCGTTTAGGTACAACGATAAATTTTTCATTTGGTTTTTTTATACCTAAAAATTTTAGAAATTGTCTTGTTTCATTTATAGCACATCTATCAAAATAATCAGCTGTCATTTTTGATACTGTCATACCTTTAATAAATTCTTTAATCTGTTCTTTATAGTTTTTTGATAAACCACTTTTATAACCTAGATGATAACTTAATCCTATAATTAGAATTGCTCCACTAAAAAATAGTACTTCGTTCATTGTTTCCCTTTTGTTTGTTTAAGTAATCTACCATAATTTGGCCACCCAAACTTATCGTGTGACTCGTCAATATATCTCCAACGTATTACGCCAGTATTAGGATTTCTCTCGTATATTTTTGGTCTCTCTTTTGTCATCTTTTAACTACGACCTTTCCATCTTGTCTTAACTTTTTAATTATATTTATAACTTGCTGTTCATAGTCTTTTGTAGTGCTCCAAGCATCTAAACCTTTTGCTAATTCTATAGCATCAACTTTACCATACCATTTGTTTTGTCTATCTCTTATTTTTCTAAATTCAGTGTATGCCTGTTTAGTGTTAAGGATTTTGATATAGTCACGTACTGAAGCACATTTTGTATTATATGATTTAACACGCCAAGATAATGTATCAGTATAACCGTGTGGTAACATACCTGCGTCTTTATTCCATACTCGTATACCAAACAAATTATTTCCTTCACGAGCAAATCTACTTAAGCCAGCGTTACTCTCAATAATGGCCTGAGCAATAATAAGATCATCTGGTATTCTCTCGTTCTTATGTAATTCTAAATTAAGATAGGCAATACACCTTTGCATTGTTTTTATAAATTCTTCATCTGAACCTACTGTAATTCTTGGTTCGGCAAAACCTATTTCTTTTGCCCATAAAATAGTTTTATCTATAGCTTTTTCTTCTATATTTACTTTAGATATAAAATTAGGATAAAATGTACCAATACCAAAACCTATTAAACATATGCCGGCAATTGCCATTATCTGTCTAACGTGAAATCTTATTTTACGTGGCCAATGATATTTAAAATACCACTTTAAAGGTCTGTGTTTCATTATCGTTTACTTATGATATACTCATAATGATATTGTGAAGCATCTGTCAACATACCACTCTCGGTTTTCTCTAAGTATTTTACTTTAACTTTCTTTTGTAAAAATAATAAACGATTGTCATTTAAATATTTTGACATAGTATTAAATATTCTTTCTGATTCTTTTACTGAAAAATTATTTAATACATCTTCCTGAAAGTGTCCTTCGTAGTAAATAGCTTTCTCGCCTTTATTCTTAAACCAAGCAAATTCTTCTACTTTCTTTACTGCTTCTATTATTAATGGTTTTAAATAAGGATCTTTAAACTTTTTTGTTTTCACCTGATTCATAATATCTTTCTATGTTTTTTATAATGATAAACCTACGTATTTTAACTTAGGATTAAAACTATAAAATAGTTTGTTGTGGCTGCCATTATCTTTTACTGTTGTAAATTGATAAAGGTGTACCATTTCGTGGGCTAGTGTGTCCAAGAAATCTTTTTTACTATCGTAATATTTGTTCATTTCTAATTTAAATAACTGTGTGCCTTTACCTTTATATACATACATAACAACCTGACCTACACATTTTTGATATTTGAGTTCTTTAATTTCTATTTGATTAAAAGGATTTAATTTGTTATCGAATATACCAAGGTTTAATATTTTAAAATATTTTTTAATATCTTTATATGTGGTAACGTATTTCTGTTTTAGTGACAGCAATGGTTCTAGTTTTTTCTTTACAGCTAAAACTTTTTGTTTCGTTACTTTTATCATACATTATTTACAATCGTCTTGTATCTTTGTATCCTTTAGTAAACTACATTTATATGATTTGTCTGCTTCAAGTCTTAATTCGGCGGCCGCTTTATCTAATATAGCGGGTAAATACTTCTGTAATATATTAATACTATCAAGAGCGAACAAATGAGCAATTCGTGCCAGTTCTTGTTCCATCAATTTAGAAGCATCAATCGGTTGGTTTGATACTTTTTGTGTTATTACATGGCCTATAACAGCCGTATTATATTCACTTGCCTTAACCGATTTCATAAAAAGGGTTAAAAGGCCATACACTAGTAAACCTAGTATAGTAATGTAAATCAAAAACTTCTTCATATATTTATTGTTTGTTGTTTATATGGATAAGGTAACACTTTAATGTGTTTAGGTCAAGTGTTATAATAAAGAAATATGTGTTTAGAATCAATGACTTGAAGTCATTGTTTTTAAAGGGTTTTTTAGGAAAACCCTTAAAACCTTAGTTTCTCATAAATTGGTCGTTCCAATTAAAGGCTTCTTTTACACAGTTTTCTGTAAGGCCTTTAAATGTAAGATTCAATTTCTTGTCTTTTATATCAATAAGTACCTGAGCATCATCTTTATGAAGAGCCTCTAACATTTGTATAAAAAGAGATTCTTTTTTAATTTTAGGTATGTTACTTCCACCTTTAATGAATAGATAAAGTTTTTTAGATTCATCTAGCAAAGACGTATGTTCTGTCCCTGCTGGTGCTTCATTGGGCATATAAGGTGGTGTTCCTTCTGGTAAATCCCAAGTAATTTTAGGATCAAAAGCTGCTTTTAAAAGCTTTCTTAATCCTTGACTATCGTTTTTTCTTAAAACTTCTATTTTTAAAGGTTTGTCTTTAGCGTTATTTACTTTGGTAAATATTTCGTGTGCTAAAGGTCTAGCGTTAGTTGCCGTACGAGCTGCTGATGTCATAGCTTTCTTACTCATTAGGCTAGGGTATCTGTCTGGTTGTATTTCTGCCATAATTATTTCTCCAATATTCGAATATTAAAAATCACCAATGTTTGTCATCAATGCTTTTAGTTTGTGTTGCATAAAATAAGGTAACAGTTTGGACCTGTTAGGTATCTTATACTCTCTATATGTATTTATAATAGTTCTTTCAAGCTCTTTTGGCATACAAGAAAGGTCTATTAATCGTTTGTTTCTCTCATAGTATTTACTTGTTTCACTACCTAATGATATGTTTTCAACATTAGACCATTCTTCAAGTCGTTTCTTATTAATAGGTCTTTGTTTCTCACCTGTTAAAAAGATGTCATCTGGACTTAATATATTAGGTATACCATCTGAACGGTCACCTTTTATAATCTGTTCGTGTAAAAATTTCTTAGGATCTAAACCTTCACCTACAAATACCTTTTGTATAGGACTATATTGTTTAACATTTGTATTTGATTGTAATTGTATAAAGTCTTTATCACCACTGATAATCATAATAGGT